ATTTGAAAAATTAATGACACCTAAAAAGTTTTCTATTATGATAGAGAAGATTGCTAAAGATAGTGGTTGTAATCATATGGATGCAGTCATTGATTATTGTGAAAAGAATAAAATTGAACCAGAACAAATCAAACCTCTGGTTACTAAATCTCTAAAAGAAAAATTAGAGGTAAATGCAAGGGAACTTAACTTCTTACCAAAAGTTGCAACACTACCTATATGATGACTATGGAAGCTTATGATGCATACAAAATCTATATAGCACTTAAATCACATTTCAATGGTGACTATGATTTTGTAAAATATAATGGAAAGACAAACGTCAAAGTAGACTCATTTCTAAAAAGAGGTGATAGACCTTTTTTTGGTAGAGTTGCACGAAAATATCTTACATCAGAAAATGTCAAAAGATTTTTTATATCTAATTTTTTAGTAAACACTAAAGGTTGGATTGGTGACTTCAATGAACAAAATTATGTGGACTATAAGAAAAGAATAGAAAGTCTTAAATATAATTATAAAAATGAATTACAAGAGATATTAAGAAAAGTTAAATTACTTGATGAGATATTTTTAGTAAATGGTGGTCAACATCCTTTGTTATTAAAACAATTCCTCGCAAAGAAAATTAGTATAGAAACTATGTGTATACTAGAATCTCTTATGGAATTTACACCATACTGGGATAAAAATATTACAGAGAAATACGTTTGGCCTGAACAAAAAAAATTAATAAAAAATTATCAATCTGTCTTGACTTTTGATAAAAGTTCGTATAAAGTAGAAACAATAAATATTGTAAAGGAGCATACTAATGAAGTCTGAAGTACTTTCAATCATGAAAGAAAGAGATTTCTACAACGCTAAAGTTGAAGAACAAAAGAAGTATATTCGTAAGTTAGAATATGATAATGCAGAACTCGTCAAGAGGGATAAAGAATTGAATACAAGGTTGAAAGAAATTTCAACTTATAGAAAACCGAAGAGATTTAATCGTGGGTAAAACTGTCAAAGTTGTAAAAGCAAAATACACTACAGTACCTAAAGAGGGTAAACCATCAATTACTGTAACAGTTAAACCAGAAAGATATCATGTTTTGTGTTATAAAGATGATAAGATTGTAAGGTTCTTGACAAGAAATAATCATTCAGATGCAAAGTTTGAGGCAAAAGAATATATCAATGCAAGTTAAAGTTATAGATGTTATGGGAACAGACCTTACGGTTGTTAACGCAGCTCGTGTGTCTTTTAAAAAAGAACACATAAAGTTTGATAAGGTTAAAGATGAAAAACTAATTAAATACCTCGCAAAACACAATCATTGGAGTCCTTTTGGTCATTGCAGTATGCAGTTTCATATAAAGGCTCCAATCTTTGTTGCAAGACAATTAGTTAAACATCAAGTAGGTTTAGTTTGGAATGAAGTATCAAGACGATATGTAGATGATGAACCAGAGTTTTATGTTCCAGAAAAATGGAGATTGAAAGCAGATAATAAAAAACAAGGTTCATCAGAAGAAGAAATAGAATACCATCTTGGTTCAACTATGGAGTTTATAAAACAAACATATCAAAATATGTTGAAAGCAAATATTGCACCAGAGATGGCAAGAATGATTTTACCACAAAACTTATACACAGAGTGGTATTGGTCTGGAACATTGATGGCGTTTGCAAGAGTTTGTAATTTACGTTGTGCAGAAGATACACAATGGGAAACACAATCTCTTTGTAAACAAATTGATGATGAGTCCAGAAAATTATTTCCCACAAGTTGGAAATATTTAAGAGTGACTTGACTTTTGAGTTACAATAGTGTATAAATACTTTAATATTATGAATATTGTGAAAATAATTTAACATACAATAGCATACGGAGAAAATTATGTCTATATCGACACTTAGAAAGTCCAATACTTTGGACAAACTTCTTGCATCAGTTCAAGAAGAAAATGCACCCCAAGAAAAGAAATCTTATGTAGATGAAAGGTTGTGGAAACCAGAACTAGATAAATCTGGAACTGGTCAAGCAGTCATTCGTTTTTTACCAGCAAAAGATGGTGAAGAACTTCCTTGGGTAAAAGTGTGGAAACACGCATTTCAAGGGCCTACTGGTAAATGGTTCATTGAAAATTCATTAACTACCTTAAATCAGAAAGACCCAGTATCAGAACACAACTCTCAGTTGTGGAACTCTGGACTTGAGTCTGATAAAGAGATTGCAAGGAAACAAAAGAGAAAGTTAGAGTATTACTCTAATATCTATGTTGTTAATGATTCAAAACACCCAGAGAATAATGGTAAGGTATTCTTATTCAGATATGGTAAGAAAATCTTTGATAAGATTATGGCTGCTATGCAACCAGAGTTTGAAGATGAGAAACCTATCAATCCATTTGACTTTTGGGAAGGTGCGAACTTCAAGTTGAAGATTCGTAAAGTAGACGGATTTTGGAATTATGATAAATCCGAATTTGATAGTGTGTCTCCACTATCAGATGATGATGGTGAATTAGATAATATATGGAAAAAACAGTATCCCCTTGCTGACTTTCATGCACCATCAAACTTCAAGTCTTATGATGAAATCAAGAAAAGACTTGATGACGTACTTTCTGGTACGATTACTGCAAGTGCAGCTTCAATAGTAGATGAAGATGTTGTGGAAACACCTACTTTTAAGGAAGAACCTCAACCTACTATACCAACTACATCTACTGAAGATGATGATGATACCATGTCATATTTTCAGAAACTTGCAAAAGAGTAGATAAAAAATCTCTCTCGTAAACTTAAAAGGTGGGGTTTCCCACCTTTTTTGTTGTATAAATACTATAGAGGGAGAAGTCAATGATAGAAATAGCAGCAGCCATAAGTGCGGCTACAAGTGCATTTACAGCAATCAAAAAAGGTTTTGAAGTAGGCCGTGATGTTGAATCCATGTCAAAAGATTTAGGTCGTTGGATGGGTGCAGTATCAGATATCAATAAGGCTGAGCAATACAATAAAAAACCACCCTTATTCAAGAAATTATTCGCTGCTGGTTCAGTAGAAGAAGAAGCTATGCAAATATTCATGGCAAAAAAGAAAGCAGAGGACATGAGAGGACAATTGAAAAATATCATCTCATTTACAAGAGGCCCATCTGCTTGGGAAGAACTTCTTAGAACAGAGGCAGACATTCGTAAGAAAAGACAGAAAGCAATATATGACCAACAAGAAAGACAAAAAGAAGTCTTAAATGCAATAGGAATAATATTCCTTGTATTACTTATAGCAGGAGTAATAGTATTTGGTCTATATACTGTAGTTCAAATTAAAGGACATCCATCTACATGGTTTTAACTAAAGTGCAAAAGGCAATCGTGTTCACGATTGTCTGGTGTATATTAGTATTTACCTTTGCAATATTATCTCATGCAAAGGGAAGAAATTATGAGAGTAAGATTGAACCGAAATACGGTGATAAGAAACAATATACACTCGAACAGAAAAAAAGAAAAGGATTGAAAGAGAATCCTAAGTATACAAGGTGTAGACTTGCAAAAATTGTAAAGACTAAAAGTGGTGTATCTGCTTGTATTTACAGAGGTGGTAATCAAACCTATGAATTGGTAGTGGAAAACAAATGTCCACGAAATCTTTTATGTAAATACAATCCATGGCAGAAAGAACCAAATATTGATGATATTGTAGATTCTCTTAACAATGCAATGAAAAAGAAGAAATAGTTACTCGTATGCTAACATACCAGTACCATTAGGTCTATCTTTATTTTCATGACTTAAAGGCATCACAGTTGTTTGTGTAGTATTATTATTAACTACACTTGCATCTGTAACTGTGTTCATATTAGGTGGGCCACCTTGAGTGGTTTGTTCTTTCATGTTGTTATTCATATTTGCAAGTTGTTCTCGTAACTTTGCAATCTCATCACCAACAAATTGACTTCGTTGTAATGTTCCAACCCCAGTAGTATCTATACCTAAATCTCTGAGTTTCTTCATTTCACGATTGCTGACACCACCTTTTGCAATCGCATCTAGTCTATCAATTTGTTCTTGTATTTTATTTTTTCTTTTCTCAACTTCAGTTAAACCTTTTTCTTCTTCATCATCAAATCCAAAGAATTTCATAAATCCTTTTTTTGCTTTACTGAATGATTTACCAAATGATTCAAAATCTTTACTCAAAGTTGTTTTCAATGCATCATATGATTTATTAAATTTATCACCAATTTTTGTCAACCCTTTTGAAATTGTTTCTTGAGATACAAAACCAAAAGTTAATCCAGATGCGATACCAGCTAATGATTCTCTTGCAACTGACATTGCAGTAGAACCTTCTTTATTATATTCTTTTACACCAGCAGTAACACCATCTATAGCAGCCATTGTACCAGTAATTAATAAACCAACTGGGCCAGCAAACTTAGCAGCACCAGCAAGTAACTTTCCACCACCTTTAACAACACTACCTAACTTACTAAAAATACTTGTTCCTGCTTTATTACCTAGAGCACCCATTTTACTTGCAGTTTTTGTAAGATTACTACCAACGGTATTGATACCATTCATAAGACTACTAATACCTTTTGATAGACCACTAAAAACTCTACTTGCTAAACCTTTTCCCCTTGCACCTAATCGACTTCCAATATTTTTAATACCATCAAATAATTGTGTTGACCCAAGTTTTACAAATTCAAATACTTTTGATAACGCTGGGCCAGCAAAACGCTTCCCCAGACCAAATAGTCCTTTCACAAACGGACTTCCCATTTTAAATATTCCAACTAATGCTTTGAAAGCAAGACCCACACCAGTTGTAAGAATTGTTCTTATACCAAATGGATTAAACAATGCAATCAGAGCTGCAATTCCACCAATTAACAATCCATTATTACCAAATATGTTTAAGAAACCCATAAAAGTTGGATTTTCCATAAATGTTCTTACATCTTTTACAAGATTATCAAACATTGCACCAATCTTTGGTAACATATCTAATAACATATCAAAGTATGGACTATTTAAAAATGCCATAACACCAAGTAACAAACCACCTATCGCAAGTCCTTTTAGTGCCATTAGTCCACTATCTTTGAGTCTTTTAGTTGAGTCTGAAAAAAATGTTCTAAAGTTTTTTGTATTTTCTTTTAAAAATCCACCAATTTTATTAAAAATATTTTCTTGTTTTTGGTCTGATTCTTTTTTCTCTGCCTTCCCAGGCAAAAAACTCCTTATTTTTTGAAATGTTTTACCTAAAAATCCAAGTTTTTCATTTGTTTCATTTTGACCATCTATAACTTCATCATCATTTTTTACTACTTCTGTATTTGTTTGTACCTCTACTTGTGCAGCTTCTTGTGTGCTTGTATTAGTTGCTGATATAATAGTAGTAAGTTTTTCTGTTTTTTCATTCAGAGTTTTTAATTGATTGGTTACTTGGACTAAATCTGCCATTTTACTTCTTCTTATCTACATATGCATTTGCACCGAAGTAAGCTGCAACTAATGCTGAGATTGCAACAAAATATGTAGGTGCAATATCACCAATAATTTTTGCAGTACCTTCGTATCCTAACATTGACGTAACTAAAATTCCTAATGGATATAACAACATACCCATCAATGCAAACCATGTCATCTTACGCATTGCATCTCTACGAGCATCTGCATCTTCTAGTTCTTTTCTTTTAAATTCCAAATCCATCTCCATTTCTTGTTTTGAAATGTGACCGTCACCATTTCTATCTTTAGCTGCGACCTCTGGGTCTACAGTTTTGATTTCTGCGTTCATCAGTATCCCCTCTTTTCTGACTCTCTTCGCAATCTTTCATTCTCTTCTTTTATGTAGTTATCTAACATTCCTACATAAATTTCCCTTTCCCACGGTATCATACTATCTAATTCACCTAAACTATAATTAAAATGTTGCATCATAGTAAAGTTTGTCTGATAATAATTACCAAGACTGTCATGAGAAAGGGCTACTCTAAAAAACTTTGCAGTCCTTCTATTTCAATCTCACTTTCGACTTCAGTTTTAGGATTTTTTACTTTTACCTTATGAGATAATTTTGGTGTTCCCTCATAAAATTGTTGTATCTTTTCAAACTGTTCAGAATTCAATGAATCAATAAAATCAGATAATTCCTCTTTTGTAAAGTCCTCATATACATTATCTTTATCATATATGTTTTTTGTTGTTGATGCGATAACATCAAAAGTAAGTTTGACTGCTGATGCATCTGTATCAATACCCATAAGGTCTTTTACTTTAGGATATGTTAATGTAATACCAATATCATCAGTCAGTTGTATTACTTCTTCTTTTTTAGGTTCACCTTTCAATTTAACATCATTTAAATCTATTTCAGTCATAACCCTAGTTTTTTCATCATCTGGACATAACAAATTTAAAGTTACTTTGTCACCGACTGATTTACCTCTAATTTTTAAGAAGAGATATTCCATATCATAAGTTGGTAAATCTTCTGGTTTCCTAATCGCACCAAAGGTACAAGTTTTAACAATATCACTAGTTGCTTTAATCAAGTCAGATGATTTGTTTGTTTCTTGTGCCATCATCAATATTTTTTGTTCCTTGACTAAAAAAGGTCTGTAAGAAATCTTTTGTTTAGTCGAGGGTAAATTCAACTCATACGTTGGATTATTGAGTTGTGGTAAAGCCATATTATAATCTCCTATCTAATACTAAAATAATCGCCTTATTACTTGTGGAACTTTTATCTGTAATTGTCGTGCAACAGAATTCTTAATTAAGTCTGACAATGTACTTTCTGTTGGTGGTTTACTTGAAACCGACTCAGACGATAAGTTCCTAAAATACCTATATTTAAATCCTACTGAAACTGTGTTTACTGAAGATACTTTTTCATGACTAAATGCAACTGCACCAACTGTATCTGGATATGCCTCCTCTAGTCTAACACCAAAAGTTCTTTCATCTTGTTCATTTAATGCAAAGATGTCAACACTTCCAACATACTCTTTGTAATAATTTAAATTGTAAGTTTCTGGATTGAATGTGCATTTTTGCCACTCTTCAAAGAAGTATCTCTCACCTAAATCTGTTCCAAGATAAAATACTGCTTGAACTGAACCATATGTTTGTTCTCTTACTATCTCATGAGAAGGCCCATATACGTTTGTATTTCTTGCACCAGTTAGTGTTCTATCTGGAATTGATATACTACTACAACGAAATGATATTCGTCTAGCAACCTCTGAACCTAAATTTGAAGTAACATTTGTTGCAGATTTTCCAGCACCACTATCTCCAGATGCAGATTCACCAGATGCACCAGATGGTAATCCTATAACAACTTCATAACGATTACCTTTTTGAAAACCCTCATCAGATGCATTATGTCTTAAAAAAGAATTAAGACTACTGAATACTGAACTTCCTAGTAAACTATTGAAATCAAATTTAGCCATTAAATTATCTTCCTTGAGTCACCCCAAACTCTTGACTCTGATGCTTTCTTAAATCTTTGAACTGGTAACATGATTGCAGTTAAATTATCCTCAGTATCTATTCTTCTAAACATTGACCTAACATATCCAAACAAATATCTCTTTATAGTAGGTTTTGTAAGTGGACTTTTTTCAACTGCTTTAACACTTAACCTATTTTGACCAGCCGCATCTAAAAGTCTTGCTCTTAACGCATATGGTAAATAATGAAAATTTAGTCCATAAAAACCACCCTCTGCACCTCTAAGAAACATAATCAATGGAAAAGTATCATAATATGGTAATGTCTTTGCAAACTTAGGAGAATACACAAACATATTTAGGAAACCAGCATGAGGTCTGTTTGCAAGTCGACCAGAACGCAGTAATTCTGGTACTGACGGTGTTCCAAGTTCTTTAATACGATTACGATACCATTGATATGGTTCTTTACCAGTTTTAATTTGTGCAGATATTTGGTCAAAATAAGTTTCTTCAGCCATTATGTCCAACCCATCGCCATTTTAGTTTCTTCAGGCACCATGTCCATAGAGAATGGTGGTTGAAAAGTACAGTTTGCAATACTTTCTTTTACACCATCAACCATACCAGCTTTTTGTATGTTTTGATTTATCTCATCTGCCATAGGACAAAATGCACTTGTAAGAGTATGTGTTATTTTTACCACAGTATTATTTTCTAATATTTCAATATCATATATCAGACCTAAATGTATAACAGAAATACTAGGCATCTCTGGGTCATAAACTTGTTCTAAGTTTTTGACAACTTGTGCCATAATTTTATTTCGTTCTTTATTCATAGTAATATTTATACCTTCAGTTCATCTTCTGTTAAGATAATAAATTCCATATTTCTATCTTTACAAAACTCTATTGCATTTTTCCACTTTGCATCATTGATGGCCCAGTTTCTAACTTCATTTAGATATCTTTTAGTTTTTCTTTTTGGTATTCTTGGTGGTCTAGTCTGTACTTTAGGTTTTACTTCAACAACCCATTTTTTAGAACCAGTTGGTGTTTTTACTTTGACATAGAAGTCTGGAAAGTATCTATGTATCTTTCCATCAAGAGGAGAACGATATGGTACAAAAAACTCTTCAGAACCCCACTCTAATATTTTTTCATTCTTATCACAATAAACCATAAACTTTCTTTCCCACAAAGAACGATAAATAATGTTAGAGGGGTCACCCTTGTATTTTTTAGGGTTTGTTGGATAGTATCTACCACGATATGCCATCATTATCACCTATATAACTATAAGGATATTTATACAGATGCGTGGATTTCTAAAAGAGATTAAAAGTACTGCAATTAATCGTGCTACTGGAAAATTAAGTGGTGCGTTGGGTAATTTAAGCTCTCTAACTAATAGACTACCTAACGGTATGGGTGGTGTAATGCAGTCTGCATTTTCTTCTATAAAACAAAACCCATTTCAAGGTGAAACTATAATCTTTCCAGAAGATTTAGGAAGTCAAGGTCAAGGACACTATATTCAGTTTTTTATCAATGAACAACAACACGCTAACATAGCGTTTGGTGGAGCTGAAAAAATACAAAAACAAGAAGTA